GCTCGGTCAGCTGGCGGGCCGGAAAGTTGCGCGTCTGGTCCATGGTCAGCGCGTAGGCTGCACCTGCGGCAAACATCGCAACGAGCGCAGCGGCAAGGCCGCGCATCAGCTTGGTCTTCATGATTGGCCTCCTTCGGGCCGAATGATTGAGTTTCGAGGAAAAGCGGACGGCGCGAGGAAGCGCGCCGTCCGTGGTCAATCAGCCGAAAGGCTTAGTTGTCGGCGACCGCCGCAAGGAAGGCCGTGTAGACGCCCCATTCCTTGAAGTTTCCGGCCGCATTCAGCTTGGCGATCTTGCCGACGCCGTAGGCCATCTTGATGCCCGCGCCGCGGTAGAACTGGTAGTCATCCTCCTTGAGGAAGGTCGGCGTCGGCATCTTGCCCCAGCACCAGGCCACAGCACCCTGACCGCACAGGAACGCAGGCGCGATCTGGATGCCGCCGGATCCTGCGGTCTGGTAGAAGACCGGAAGGCGCAGCGACAGTTCCGGGATTTCCCGGATGATCACGCCGTTGTAGAGCAGGTCGCCATCAACAAAGATCGGGTTCTTCAGATAGCCCTGGTTCTCACGAGCCCGGCTGTTCTGGTTCGCCGTCTTGATGTCGGCATCGTTCTGCGCGTCGCGGAACTGCTCCTGACCGACGAACAGGACGAACCATTCCGTGCCGTTTTCCTTCAGCTTGAAGGGACGGATGCGCGGATTGGCCTTCTTCGCCGACCGCTTCATGCGGTTGACGAGCGCGCCCGACAGCGTCATGGCACCGGTCACGTTCGCCATCGAGGCGGCGAAGTTGCCGGCAACGAGGTTCGCAGTGTTGCCCGAGCCGATCAGGATCCGGTCAGCGTTGTCCGTGATCCAGGTGTTGCGCTGAGCCGCGGTCGCGGCATCGAACAGGATGCCGTTGACGCGCTGGCCGTTGGCAGAGCCGAGGCCCGCCGGCGCGTTCTGCGAAGGCAGCGCATAGAAGCCGTCGACAATCTCGTCGCGCTGCTTCTCCTGTCCCCAATCGGTCAACGCCGGCTTGATTTCGGCGTAGAGGTCGATCGAGGACTTCTGCTCCTCGGCATTGTTGATCGTGACCGCATGCCGCGACCAGTCGATCCAGAAGCGCGTACCCTGGTTGTCCAGAGCCTCTTCGTTGCCGCGCAGCTGGCCCGAGCCGACGCCGGCGCCGTTGAGGCGGGCGCGGAGCGGGATGTTGATCTGCTCGCCGCCCTGCTTGCCGCCCTTGTCGAGGTCCGTGATGACGCGAATGATCGCGTTCATCGAGGGGCCCATATAGGGCGAGAACAGGTTCTCGCGAACGTATTCCCGGTAAATTTCCTTTCGGAAGTAGATGAGTTTGTTGTTTGCAGCAGTCGTCGTAAGCGCCATGGCTTCCCTCAAAAGGTTGAAGCCCGGCGAGACGCGCGATCTCGCTCACGCCGCCGGCCAAGTGGCCGACGGGTCGATATCGATTAAGAGCTTGAAGAGAGGTTCGCGGTCCTAGCGCCAGGCAGCGTCAGCGACCGACTGATCCGAATTGTCCTGCGCGCTATGGTCCATGCGCTCGGCTCCAACATTGGAGCCTGCACGGGCCCGCGCGGCAGACGGAGGCAGCCGGACAGTGGTACGCGGGGCGCCATTCTCTCCAGCGATCGCATCCTGCCGTAGGCTGGCGACGACCTGCTTGATGAATTCAGGGTCTTTGATCAGGGCTTGCCGGGTTTGCTCGCGGATGCGGGCTTCCGCCGCGTCGGGGTCATCCCCGAAACGCGCCAGCGCCTCGCTCCGCTTGTGCCACTTCACCAACTCCTCGCCGGGATCCGGCGAATTGTAGATGCGCTGCACGGTTGCCCGGTCGTCGGGGTTCTGCGGGTTGAGGCGATTGACCGCCTCATACGCCTTCTCGAACGCATCCTTGTGCTGGACGTGCGCGATGCGGAACGAGGTGTTGACCTCGTTCTTGCGCACGTCGCTGCGAACAGGCGCAACCGCCTGCTGCACGAGGTTGGTGATGTGCTCGACGAAACCCTTGGGGTTTTCGAAGATGTCGGGGACTTCAGCTTCGGCCTTCGGCTCTTCCTTCGCGGCCTGCGGCGCCTGCCGCTGGCCATTGAGGATCTGCGTCAGCGCTTCGAGGCGCGCTTCGAGCGCGGCAACCTTCGGGTTGTCCGCAGGTGCAGCCGCAAGCTTTGCCTCAAGCTCGGCTATACGAGCGCGCGCCGTGTCCATCGCTTCGCGATAAACGCCGGATGGCACTGCTCCCTTGCGCTCCTGCTGACCCGGCTTGGCATCGCCCTCAGGCTTCTTGCCGTCTGCCGCAGCAGCTTCCGCGTCCGCTTCGCCTTCGCCGTCCTCTTCCCCGTCCTCCGCCTCCTCGTCGGACTCCTCGCCCTCCTGCTCCTCGGAGCCTTCGGCGTCATCATCCTCTTCGGTTGCGGCTTCGTGCTGACCTTCCAGACCATCGCCCATGCTCTCGAGCGTGCGATTTCCGGATGCGTCGGCGCGTTCGGTATCTTCGATGCCCCACGCCTCTCCTGCGATCTCCCTTTCGGTCTCGATGATCGCATCGGAAATGGCGTCGACTTCCCTAACCTGACCCATTGAATGGCTACCTTTTCACATGCCAGCGTATGGTGCTGGACGGACCGCAGCGCCGTTCGCGCTTCCGGTTGGAAGCGGCACGCCGGCACTGATGAAGATGCGTTGCGCCACTATGGAGGACGCCTGCCGCAGGGTTTATCGTTCGGCACCCAGGACCCGCGCGCCGTCTGGTGGCGCTGACCGAAACTCGTTAAGCCGCCTTGTCGGCAGCGGGCTGCTTGGCCGTCTCTGCCGCTTGCGCAGCGAGAGAGGCCATCTGATCGTTGTACATCCGAAGCGCCTTCTGCAAGCTATCGATCAAGCCGAGCGCAGCCTGCGGCGCACAGCGAAGGTGCCCCACACAGACAGCCTCGCGCATCACGGCGCCGTCCGCCTTCGGCACAATGGATGCAGCCGTGAGCTCGATCTCGATGCCAAGGCCTGCGATGCCGTAGAGCGGCGCGTTGTCGAAATAGATGAAGGGCGCAGCGGATGCGTTCTTCAGGAGCGGCGCCGGGGCGCCCATGGGTTTGCCCTTGATCGACATCAGTACTGATACCCCCATGAATTGACGTCGACCGCCGTCGCTGTGCCGTCAGCCGTGGTCGTAATGGTGATTGCCGTATTCGCAGCGTTCGCAGGGATGCACGGGCTGAAGGATACCGACGCGACCGTGCCGCCGGCAGCCGTCGAGCTCCCCTGATAGACCTGTGAGGATCCGACAAGCCCCGCGACCGTGATCGGCCCGACCACGGCCGTGCCGCCGATCGCCTGAACGTTGAAGCCGCAAATGTAGGTCGTCTTGCCTGCGGTACCGGCGAGTGTGCCGACGACGGCACCGGTTGTGCCGGCGGCGTTGCCGGTGATCGGCGTTGCGCTGGTCGCCGTGACCGGGTTGAAGGGGTACGGAGAAATCGCAACCGGCGACGGCGACACGCCAGCCGCACTGCACGGCACCGCCTTGTTGGCAGAGTTCAAGCACATGCCGACGGCGCCGTTCACGCCGCCGCCGCCCGGGGTGTAGAAATAGGTATCGGTATTGCTCTGCGCGAAGGCGCCCGCAGGCAGCAGCGCAAGACCGAGGATCAGAAGCAATCGGCGCAGGTACAGCGTCATATCCTCAGGCCTCCCCGCCCGCAGTTTCCTGATGCACGAAGGTCGAGCCCTGCGGCGTCACGGCCGGAAACTTGCGGCCGTCGTCATAGGTGATGCTGCCGTCGCCATAGCCGATCAGCGTCGGGATGATCGTGATCTGTCCGGCGGCGAAGGTGAAGACGTCCGATGCCGGACCGCTCGGCGGCCAGTTGATCGCCGCAGGATCGCTTCCCGCCTGCGTGTAGAGGATTTTCGCAGTCATCGGTCCGAAGGCTCCCGTTGAAATTCAGCGCATGCCTGCGCCAATTGGCGCAGGCTGCCGCGGCGGAGGCTGCATGCCGGCCTGACCCGGCTGGGCTTGCAGGAACGGCAACATGATCTCGTGCGCCTTGACGAGGGAATCCCGCACGAAGGTTGCCGCATCGAGGTCGGAGGCGCGCGCCAGGTGCCCTGCCCTTGCGGCTTCCGTCGTAACCTTCGCGCGCTTCTCGGCGGCCGTTGCCAGGGCCTGCTCGGCAGCCGCCAGCGTCTTCTGCGTCTCCGCGGCCTGCTTCGCATTCTTGCCGGCGACGTGCTCGAGCTCGAGTTTGGTCTTGGCCTGCTGAATCTGCAGCTGCTCCGGCTTCGGCGCCATCATCTGCTGCAACTTGTCCTTTTCATCGCGCGGGATGTCCGGGTCGATCTCGACCAGGATCTGCGGCGGGATCGTGCCGGGCGGATACTTGCTCATCTTGTCCGACAGTTCCTGCAAGGCAGAGACGAGATCGCGACCCTCGTCGAGCACGATGTTGACGTCGAGCGCGCCAACCGCATTGACGATGACCGGCCGGCCCATCTCGTCGAGGTCGACGCCGTTCAGCTGGATGAACTCGGCCAGCTTCTGGTTGTTGTTGACGCGGATCCAGCGCTCTGCCGTCCAGTGCCGCTGCACCGTGTTCCAGATCTTTCGGTAGACGTTGAGGCGCCACATCCGATGCCCGAGCACGAACGGGCCGAGCTCAGCCATGCCAGGCTGACGGAGGAGCTCGATCGCCTTGCCCGACAGCTGCGTCATGCCGGCGCCGGTCATCGCGGCGATGTTCGAATTGGCAAAGCCGTCGAGCTCGTTCTTGGCGTCTTCGGTAAACTGCGTGAAGGTCGCCACTTCCGGCGTGGTGTCGTCGACCTTGAGATCGAAGCCCTTGTTCTTCTCGATATAACCGTCGTGGCGGGCGGCCTCGCGGCGGGTGATCTCGACGTCGTCGACCGCGCCCTTCTCGGCGATGATGCGCCGCGAATTCGCGAGTGCCAGCGTCTTGGACTTGCCCTGGTTCAGCGCATCCTGCGGGCCCTTGAAGGTGCGGACGAACGAATAGCGGTCGCCGTCCTGGTCGATGAACGGGCCCCACATCTCGAAGGACGAGACCGAGTTGCCGCGCTCATCGAAGAAGGGCGAGACGCCCTGGTCGAGCAGGACGTTGGCGACGTAGAACGCCCAGCACCAGCGGCCCCGATGCTTGTACCAGTGCTCGACCATGCGCACGCGGCGCGTTGCCGTGATCAGCCACTTGATCTCGCGGTCGGGATTGGTGGTGAGGTCGCTATCGCCCTGGAACAGGCCCTGAAGCAACTCTTCCTTGTCGGGGAAGATCTCGATCGCCGCCTCGACATCCATCCACTTGGCGATGCCCTCATAGCGGACATCCTTGAAGTCGAAGCGGAAGGAGCGCGGATCGTAGAAATATTCGTCGCCGATGACCCATTCGAGGCCAACGTCGGGATCGCCCTTGTCGCCCTTCTGAAGCACCAGCTGGATGCCGCCGATACCATCGGTCCCGGTCTGGAGCAGCGTCCAGTAATTGAGTGAGTTCTTGAACTGGTTGGCATCCAACACGTAGCGCACGGTTTGCGTGGCGATGCTGGCGCCGGCCTCGCTCTTGGGGTCGCGCCCTTCCGCCTTCGGATCGCAGCGCATGCGCTCGACAACGCCGACGATGGAATTGATCTTGCGGCCGATCCGGTTCCAGATCTGCACCGGCTGATGGCGCGCTTTCAGCACGCGCAGCTGCTCGGCCGTGAGCTGGGCGCCGTGATAGTAGCGGCGGGAGTCCTTGGCCTCCTCGACCTCCTCGACCTTGCTGTCGACGTAGTCGAGATACTGCCGGCGCAGCTCGCCGACCGACAGGAACTGGTTCGGATTAACGTCGGAGCCGCCAGCCGGATCCTGCCGGGAGAAGTCTTCCGTCGTCTCCGGCTCGCCCTGCTGCACGAGCGGAGCCAGCCGCGCGTTGTCGGCGCGCTCCATCTCATCGAGCGGCGAATATTCGACGAGCGGCATCAGAGCGGGCTTTCCGGTGGCACGCCGGCCGGATCTGCGTCTGACCACAGCGACGGGTAGACAACGCGGCGATCGGCCATCCAGGCGGAATGATCGCCCTGCCACTGCGCCAGCACGACCTCATGCTCGACCTTGAGCGGCCGGCCGTTCGCATCCGCCTCGAATTTCGAGGACGGCAGAAACAGCCAGACGCGCTTATCGCGCGGTGCGTCGTGAAGGTCGCGCCAGGTCGGCATGGCTATTTCATCACCACGCCCATCTGCGTCTGCGACGTGCTCTTGCCGCCCTTGTCGCCCTCCTTGCCGCTTGCGAGCGGCTTCGTCTTCTTCAGTTTCGCGAGCTGCTTGTCGGAGATGTGGCCGGCACGGGCGAGACGATCGGCTTGGCGGGAGACTTCGGCCATCTTGGCGGATTCCTTCGCGGCTTCTTTCCGGACCATGCCCATGAGCTTCTTGTCCCCCTGGATCTCTTCGGCGCGCATCAGAGTGCGCATGGCATCGCGCACCTCCCATTCGTCATAGCCGCGCGACTTCGCT